AGGGTGGCACCGTGCCGCTGAGAACCTCTATGGGCGAAACCGAGGTGACGGCTGGCGGTATTGCAAATGTGCCCACCGAGTTCACAGCATCCATGCCATCTGAGCAGGAGTTCAGCATGGTAGCGGCGGCAGTGCTTGGCCGGCTAGAAAACCCCGACCCTATTATTGACATGTTTGTTAAAAAATACGGGCCTGAAATGTTCCAGCGGGTTCGCGAATTTGTCTTACAGAATGTAGCGCCCAACGCTCAGACGGAGGGGATGATCCGCGGCCAAGGCGGTGGTATGGATGACAAGGTTCCCGGCATGATCGGAGATCAACAGCCTGTCGCTGTTTCGCCGGGAGAATTTATTGTCCCTGCTGATGTCGTGTCAGGATTAGGCGATGGAAGCTCTGACGCTGGAGCGGAAAAGCTAGACCAGATGATGGACCGAGTCAGAATGGCTCGCGGCGGTAACACAAAACAAGCCCCGTCTATTGACGCAGATAGAATGATGCCTGCATGAAAATAAGCCTAGTGCCGCTGGAACACGCTTCCATTGCTTGGAATCAAGCGAGGCACTGGCTTGAGCCGGCTGTAGAGACTGCCAACGGTCGATGGACGATGGAGCATCTTTGCGCGGCGGTGATGATGGGTAATACTCAGCTCTGGATTGCATTTGATGATGAAAAGGTCTGGGGCGCAGTAACCACGGAGGTCACTCGATACCCTGCAAGGACGATGCTTTCGATGCATTTTTTGGGTGGAGAGAGCTTTGAAGACTGGTATGGCGACATGCTTGATAACTTGACTCGATATGCCAAGGACGCAGGGTGCGACGGCATAGAGGGTATAGCCCGCTTCGGTTTCTGGAAGTGGCTGAAGGACGACGGATTTAATAAAACATCTGCATTTTATGAAAAGGAGATAGTGTGAGCGCGTTTAGCTTGCGTTTAATGGAGCACAGAGACGCTCCACTGGTTGCCAAGTTGCTGTCTATGTACTTGAGTTCCTCTAAGTATGCAAACCGCGTCCTTAGCGCAGAAAAACTGCCAATGACTATCTTTAATGTAATAGAGCTAGACCAAAACTTAGGTTTGGTTGTTGATGACAACTCAGGCGTGGGAAGAGGCGCGTTTCTTGGGGGGTTGTTTTCTAATCCCCTCTTTGATGGGGATGACGCTCTGGAGTACGGATTTGCGCTAGACCCAGAAATGAGACAGCACACAAGAGAGGCGACAAAAGCGGTGATTCGTGCGTTTGAGGATTGGGCTAAAGAAAAAGGGGCGATGGAAGTTAAGTACACCATCGGCTCAGGGATTCCCGGCAAGACGCTGGAAAGTATTTTTGATGAAACTGGATACGAGCGATTTGGATATTGCGCTCGTAAGGAGATATAAATGTGCGGCGGAGGCGGATCGTCCGGACCAACTGAGTCAACAGTAACCCAAACAAATCTGCCTGAGTACGCAGAACCCTACTACCGCGACCTATTAGCCCGAACAGGCTATGAGAGTGCGGTTCCGTACCAGACGTTCCGAGGCCCGCGCCTTGAGTACTTCCGCCCGGAAGAGCAGACAGCCATGCGTCGGATGCGTGATCTGGGCATGTCGGGTACTCCAGTCGAGCTTGAAATGGCCGGGCAAATAGCGGCCCAGACAGGACTCGGCAACCCTTACGCAGAGACCATGCTGGAGACAACAATGCGGGCGCAAGAAATGCCCGGATACGCCAGCACATTTAGGCAAGGAAATGTTTATAGCGGGTACCAACCTCAGTTCATGACTGACCAAGGCGTCATGCAGGCGTACATGAACCCTTATACCAAACTTGTCACAGACCCGATGGTTCGCGAGGCACGCCGTCAATCAGAGATTAGCGGCCAACAGCTTGGTTTGCAGTCTGCTGGCATTGGTGGTCTGGGCGGCTACCGCGAGGCCATCATGCAGGCAGAGCGGGAGAAAAACCTCCAACAGCAGATCGGCGATATCTACGGAGCTGGATTACAGCAGGCGTACCAGCAGGCAACGGGCGCATACCAGTTTGGCGAGCAGGCCAGACAGCAGGCGGCGGGCATGGGTATGGATGCCGCAAGAATCGAGCAGGCTGGTCGCATTGCAGAAGAGCAAGCTAGAAGCCGTGCCGCAGAGATGAACTTTGCGCAAGCCCAGAGAGCGGCGCAACTTGGCCAGTCGGCTTATGCGCAGTTGCTGGGCGGAGAACAGCAAAGGCTGGCTTCGGCTGGCATGCTCGGCGACTTTGTCGGACAGCGCCAGCAGATGGAGCTGGAGCGGCTCAGGGCTATGCAGACTGCGGGGCAGATCGAGAGAGAACTGCGCCAGCGCGGTCTGGATATCGGGTACTCCGACTTCCTTCGCCAGCAGGCGTACCCAAGAGAGAATCTGGCGTTCTACAGCTCTATGTTGCAGGGCATACCGATTGCGCCGGGACAGATATCACAATCATATGGCATCACCCCGTCCATGACCCAGCAGTTGCTGGGCGCCGGTATCGCGGGTGTTGGCCTGTACAACGCATTTCGATAGGGGCTAGCTGATGAATATCCTTGAGCAAGAAGACCTCATCAAGGGACTGCCAGATCAAGCCCTAATGAAGGAGGCGTCAGCGCCCAGCGGTCAGGTTCCCCAGTTTCTGGTTATCTCTGAGATCAAGCGCCGCAGTGACATGCGTAAGCGCTTTGAGCAACAACAGCAACCAGATGGCACCGTTAAAGACCAGATTGTGATGGAGGCGATGGGTATCGGGGGCGTGATGCCGCCGCAGATGGCTTCTGCGCCTCAGCCAATGGGTCCAGCAGGGGCGCCCCCGATGGGTGCTATGCCACCCCCTATGGGCGGTATGCCTCCGCAGGGAGCACCTCCAATGGCTCCCCCCATGCCACAGGGAATGCCTCCGATGCCGCAGGGCGGTATAGCGTCTGCTCCACAGGCTATGCCCCCGATGGGTATGGCGCAAGGCGGGATAGTGCAGATGCAGACTGGCGGCGCTCTTCCTGCTGGTCAATATCGCCTTTTTGATGGATCAACTATTGCCGAAAAGATGGCGGAGTTGTTGAACAGGGTCCGCAGAGGGGAGCTTGCTTACGCTGATGTGCTTGCAAACATTTCCTCACTGCCCGCCTCAGAGGCTCGGGATATGGCGTTAAGCTATGTTCAGTCCGAAGCTGGAGGCAAGCGCGCTCCCAACCCCGAATCCAAATTCAGGATGGATGAGGGGATGTTTGGCTACTCAGACAGAGATGCCCGAGTTATGGGGACGATGGAGTCGCCACTACCCGACAGAGAAAGTTACCCCGCTGGCAAGCAGGGTCGCGAGCTTTTTGAAAGGGAGTTCATGGATACCTTGAACGCCAATGATGCGATCTTTTACGGGCAAAACGCCATCGCGCCTGATGCCTCGGAAACGGATCAGGGCATTATGGCAAATCTGGGCATGCCAACTAGAGAGCAGGGGCAAGCCGCAGATCGCTCAAGAATAGAACGTATCAGAGGGAAACTCAGCCCCCCTATCGGGCCTATGGGCGCTATTGACGTGGATAGCGGAATTGCAAGCATGGTCAGTGAGCGTGCGCCAAGGTCAACAACTGCATTTGATTTTCTGAGCATGAAAGGCAGTGACTTCGGGCCACTGCCAGAAGGCAAGACAGTAGGACCAAGCCCGTTTGAGCGCTTGGTGCCGGAAGGAGGCCCGTATGCGCGACAGCTTGCAAGCGAGCTGAACGAAATCGAAGACCTGACGCTATACGGCATGCTTACCGCTGACGAAAAGGATCAGAAAGTGGCGGACCTGTTTGGCACCGGGTTTGGCGGGGCAGACTACTCTCAAGTCACACCTTCTGACGTGTATCGAACAGCAGGGTCGGGCGCCAAGGAGGGGACTGAAGAGACCCCTGTGGGCAGGGCTGTCAGCGAGCTATCGAACTACCCATCTCTTGATGAAAGCAATCCATTTATGGAGCAGATACAAGGGACTTTAGATGCGGCTAGAAAGATTACTGGCGACATCTCAGTGCAAGGCAAAAGCAAAATACAGACCCAGCCTGCGCCGGCAAGCAAAGCCCCTCCAGACGCAGACATGCCTGCTCTTGACTTCTCAGACCTAATAGCCGAAAGCAAGCAACAGGCTCTGGCCAACGCAATGATTCAGCTTGGCGCTGGCGTTGCGTCTGGGGATATATCCAAGGGGCTTGCCGCCGCAGGCGCCGCCGCTATGGAGGGCACTGCCGACGCAAGAGCGCTGGATATGAGGCGCCGTCTGGCTGAGTACCAAGCAGGCCGCGAAGACATCCGTAGAGGCGACGAGGCAAGCCGATACAAAGAAGGGATGGATCTCAAGCGCGAGCAGTTTGATACGAGGCTCCAGTTTGACATGGCAAAATTGGACGCTGAGATGGATCAAAGCGACGAGGTAACTCGTAGGTCGCTCATCACCAGCATCCCAGATTTAATCAGGGAGGCAAATGACGAGATCACTAGGCTTCAGCAGTTTGGCTCGGACGAGGCGGCACTTTCAAGGATTACTGACCTGCAAGATCGGATAGAGTCGCTGTACAAGCAATACGAGAAGTATTCCACGATGCCATCTAGAGGGAAAAATCGCTTCAGCGGTTATTCACTTGTAGGCCAGAGGTAAGGGTAATCCATGCCCGTATCAGAAGTTCGCGTTCCTGACGGAAGGGTATTTGAAATATCTCACCCAGAAGGTGCCAGCAAAGAAGAGATATTCGCCTTTGCAGAGTATCAGTATCTTCAGTTTGAAGAGCCTCCAGAGAGGACGATGCCGGTTGCTCCCCCTGTCGAGGAGGAGGAAGATACTGGCATGCTCTCCGATATTGCGGAGTTCGGCCAGCGGACTCTTGGGGCGGCAGGCAGAATACTGGGTCAAGCCCCGGCTGGCTTGCAGTCTATGTTCCGCGAGGGCATGGAAGAAGACGAGGAGCTTGTCGAGCGCAATCGCGCCATAGAAGAAAGCATCCGGAGCGGCCTCGGCTATGACGATGAGTATGACGACTCAACCCTTGGGCTAGCCGCAGATGTCACCGGATCAGTACTGGGCTTTGGCGGCACCACTTTAGCCGGCGCGGCTTTGGGCAGTGTTGTTCCGGGCGTCGGCACGCTTGTCGGGGGCGTGCTGGGCTTGGGTTCGGGTATATTGCTGGGTGCAGGATCAAATGTGGCTCGCGGCATGGAAGAAGCGGCGAGGCAGGTTGAGCGCGGCGAAATTGTTAGCGATGCGGACTACGAGGCGGCAAGTACAAGACTGGCGGCGATTGGCGCCTCCGAAGGACTGCCGTTTATTGGCCCCACGTTCAGAGTATTGCGCCGTATATCAGGAGCCGCGGCTAAAAACCCCAAGGCGGTAGAGACGCTGGGGGATTATATTCGTAGTGCGGCTTTGCAGGGCACGGAGGAGGCGGCTCAGGAAGCGCTTGCCGGTATAGCCACAGATGCTGTACTAAAAGAATACATCAACCCAGACATAGAGATTGGTGACTCGCTCGGTATTGACCTAGTTGCAGGCGGCACGGCGGGAGCGCTTTTTGACGTGGCGATCAATCTTGCGACCCGCAGAAGGCGAGCGCCCACCGCTGTAGATGAGGAAATCAAGCCGTTCCGAGAGGAGCTGATTGCTGAGGAGGCGGCGCTACGCGAAAACATTGAGTCCTCTGAGGAGGCAAGGCGCGAGCGGATGGGCGAGCTTGCCCGTATGCCAGTAATTCCCGCCGAAACGGGCGAAGTAATACTTCCTGAGCTGTTAGAGGCAGGCAGGGCGCTTGTTGAGCCATCACCAGCCGAGATGAAGGTGCTGGAAAAGCGCCGGACAGGGGAAGAGTTGACAAGCGCCGAAAGGCGCATCCTGAGAGAATACAAACAGCGCGTCCCTGACGCCGATGCATACAATGAGATTGCTAGACGGGTTGTGCGCCAAATGGGCGATCAATTCCCCGTTGAGCCAGAGTTTTATCTAGACGATCAAGTTGACGGCATGCCCGGAATGGTGGCCATCAGAGACGGTAGCGGCAGGATGTATGGCTCTCCTCTCCGCGCAGATATGGCCCCCAAGCTACAGCCTGCTGTCGCCGCGCTCAACGCACAGACCGTTGAAGAAAACATATTCCAAAGCAACCGAACGGCAATCGCCGAGTCCAAAGAGCAGTACTCTCCAGATCAAATTCAAACACTCCAGCGGCTTGGCCGCATAGCGCTTGGGCCAGAGTCCCTTTCGTATTCGTCAGAGGCCGCAGACTATGCTGGCGGCACTACAGTTGAGAATGGGTTTATCCCGCATCTCTCGGCAGAAAAGGCGCTTGAGGCAAATATACCCCGAAGCAAGCAGACCGTCTCCCAGCGCATCAACATCCGCCGCCTTAAAGAAGGCAAAAGCCCCACAAGGAGATTTGCCCTAAGCGAAATAAGGCGGGAGATCGGCAAAGATGTTGGACGGCTGGCAGAATATGAGGCAGGCGCGTTTGACGTAGACACGTTCAGAGCACTGCCGATGCCGGTGCAGGGCAAATTTGCCGTTGTCCCAGAGCGCATGAACGCTAACGGCGTTATGGAAGCGTCGGGAGAAACGCTGTTTGATCGCCCCCCAACAAAAGCAGAAAGGCAGGCGGCAAGGGAGGCAGGCAGGAGTATTCCAGCGCGGGTGCCATTTCAGTCCGCTCAGGATGCGGCTAACTTTGCGAGAGAGGCAAATCTTGCGAAAGGCGGCGCATACATCCCAAGCCAAGAAATTATGGGCGACCCTGACTTCAGTATTGAAAAGATACAGGAGTTGCTTGACGGGAAAAACATATCCTCCGACATTAACTCGCCAGAAATCAAGGCGCTTGCCTCGCGGTTTACTGGCAACAAGTTAAGAAAAGACCAAACGATTGGCGATATGACCGCTGGTGAGCGGCAGTTGTTTTACCAGAAATTGCGCCAACTACCCCGATTCACTTCTCCCACCAAGATCCCTTTATTTAAACTGCGAGCCAGACCGACCGCAGAGCCAATTGTGGAAGAGCAGGCCCAAACTGAAGTGCTCGGGTTGCCATCACCGGCAGTCCCGCAGGGGATGGATGCGGCCACAAAGGGCATGCTGGAGCGTGCCCTTGAGTCCAGACTAAGGCAACTTGGCCTGACAGATTACAAGACAATGGTCACGAACACACTGAAGGCGGTTGCTCGGGACGCGGACGGCAACGTCTATATGCGTAGCCTGCCAGAAGATCAGGCCGCAGGCGCTCTTGCTGAGGGCGGTATCAGTGTGGACGGCGCTCGCGTTATCCAAATTGCTGTTGACAACATCATGGCAAGAAAGGTCAAGCCCGATGACCTTGAGGCGGCTGTGGTCGATGTGCTCAACCATGAAGTGGTTCACGCTCTCCGCGAGCTTGATGTCATTACGGAGCAAGAGCTACGCTTGTTACAGAGGCTTTCTTCTCGCTACCGCAAGACATCCACCGGACAGACCTACGCCGACTGGGCGATTGAAACATATGGCGATACAGAATCAGACGTAAACATCGCCGAAGAAGCAATCGCAGAGATGATTCGAGATGCTATTTCAGGGCGCGTCATTATTGACAATAAGCCAGCAGTAGTATCAGGCAAGCCACGGTCAATCATCAACAAGATCATCAAGTTCTTCAAAGGTCTGATTGGCGTAGCGCAGGATGTTGATCCCGACTACACGTCCTTCACTCAGTTCATGAATGATCTTGAGTCGGGCCAGATCGGAGCGAGAGAAAGGGGGCCAATTAGGACTCTGTACAGGCTAGAGCGGGGAACGGGCCAGTTTATCGACCGGCCAGCGCCATTGCGCACTCAAAGGCAGGTGGAGACCTATGAGATTGAGACCCCGACAGGCCGCACCGTTATTGAAACAGACTCCCCCCAAGCGGCTGAAAGAGCGGCTGAGGCGATGGGTGGCACTGCCACGCAAACTGCGCGAGCGGGTGATCTCATGGAGGAGGCCGGACTTGGCGACATGATGCTGAGTCGTCGTGCCGACATGAAGCATGGAATTCCCAGAGAGTACATTGTCTCGTCGAAGGGGCAAGTGTCTGGCAAGCCGGCACTGCCAAAGGCAATTAACCCCAACAACGGCGAGGCTCAGGCCCAGAAGCTGGCTGAGCTGGCAGAGCGGCACCCAGACCCGCTAGCCAGCAAGGCCGCATGGCTTAAATTTGAGCGCGACCTTCTAGGTGACAATGAAACCCCGTCAGCGCCAACAGGGTTAATCGACCTGTACAACGACATGGATTCTTGGGTTGACAGGCACGAACAGCTCACCCCAGAACAACTCACCGCCGCAGGCGAGGGGTTTGAGCTGGTGGAGGATATGAGCAAAGCCTATGAAAGCGGCGATGCCACCGTGGACACGACAGGAAAGTTGATGCTGTGGGGCATGCTGTCCCGAATGCTGTCAGCGCACCCACATGAATCTGCGTTTCTTGATGCCGCTGTAGACCGGAAGCTATCTGAATTTATTAAAAGAGCAACCGAGCGGGAGTGGACTCAAGCTGACATTGACGAGTATCTTGAGTGGTCTGATACGGTTATTCCGGACTTTGCTCCGTCCAAGCAAGGCACATCCAATCTCCGCGCCTTTGGCAAGACGTTCCTGCCAAAAATGTCAAAGCGCATGCCGAGCGGCAAGTCCGCCTTGGAAGAGTTGCATGACCTTATAGCTGACAAGTCTGTGCCAACAAGCGATATCCGGGCCAAGTACTACGGCTTGAATCAGGGCATGGGCATACAGAATAAAGTGCTTTCATTTGTCCTCCTCATGACCGGCAGAAAAGATGTTGTAATCCTAGACCGCATACAGATCAACTCCATGTGGGATGCCGGTCGGTTCGGGAAGTTGATATATGACGATGTGGCCAGCCTTTTTGAGGGCGCTCACGGTCTGGCAAGGTATGAAGCACTGGAGCGCTCGTTGGCGAGCAGGATACAAGGGCTTTATGACAGAATTGGTAGGCCAGAGGATGCGTCTGTTGGCCGCTATCATTGGGAGAGCTGGGTAAGAGACTCGGGTCAGGTCGTGTCTCATCCGACAATAAAGGGGCTGATTAGGGAGACTAGGGAAGATCAGCCGCTGGCCAGCTCTTATGCAGACATAGGCGCGCCAGAGGGGCGGTTCCATCAATTTGCATTTGGCTCTGTTTATGCGCGTGACGCAGACGGCACCCCGTATATCATGTACGCAGACAGTAATGGCGTCCCGTATAGGTTCGGACTAAAACGATTCAAGGACTTCTTGGATCAGATAAAAAAGCCGGCTAGCGGAGTCATTCCTGCTAAATTTAGCGTAAAATCATACAGGGACGCCGGCTACCCGTGGTATCAGTCAGAGGAAGTAAATCGTGAAAGACTCGACCAGATCATCCAAGATTTCTCAGAAGGAGCAACGTCTACAGAGGCGGCTGTTTCAGACGCTGTTAAATCTGAAGCAGAAGCCGATGTCTCCGGACAGCGACCTCGCGATGAAGACATCTTCGGTCAAGACCGCATCGCCTTCTCTCGCCGAGCGGCAGACAGGAATGTAGAGCAGTCAAGCAACGAGGCTATGGCGGACGTTGCTGAGTATGTAACAGAAACAAGCCCTGATGCCGCAGGAATGGCGACAATTGAAGCAGGCCCAATGGCCTACTCAATCAACTCAGGATTCGCAGATCAAAACGGGTACGCCCCGACCTTCACCACGCCATCCCGATCTTGGTTTCAGAAGATCGTCTTCCAAGTGCAAGACAAACTAACCGACCTCAAGTCCATAGAGGATGCGATTAACGAAAACAGAAAGGCCAGAGGGCTTCGCCCGCTCAAGGCGGCAGAAAGCGCGTACACCGGAGAGGAGACGCTTCCCGGCAAGATTGGCGAGTTTGACCGGCGATTCAAGAGCAACGAGCTGGAGCCGTTACTCAAGGATATGGCGGACAGCGATGTCACACTGGATCAGATGGATGAGTTCTTGGTGTTGCGTCACGCGGTGGAGCGCAACGACCGTGTTCGCAAGATAAACCCAGCAATACCCGATGCAGGCTCCGGCAAGTGGGCGGGTCAGGAGCTTACTGACCAATATGTTAAGAACAAGATGTTGTCTGACTTCGGCATGAAGTGGAACGACAGCAAGGGCGAGTGGGAGGGTGGCAACGAGCGAGGCCGTACTTTGTCCAGACTGGCCTCCCGCGTTGATAAGATCAACAGCACGACGCTAGCGATTAGCCGCAAGGGCGAGTTGATCACCGAGCAGGAGCGTGAGTTTCTGGACGGCTTCTTTAAATACTACACTCCATTGCGAGGCATCGCTCAGGACGAGGACATTGCGGCGGAGACAGATGAAAGGACCGCTGGCTCTGGCGGCACACTGAGCATTGTTGGCAAGGAAGTAAAGCGCCTGATTGGCCGCAAGACTGAGGCGATATCGCCCTTAGCGACCATAGTCACAATGCGAGGCACGCAGGCGGCTAGGGCGGTCAAGAACACGTCGTTTGGCAAGCGGTTGATCAAACTGATACAAGAAAACCCAAACAATGACGTGTGGCAGTTAATATCTCCGGAAGACCCTAAATACAAGACGGCGTTTGATTCGTCTTACACTTACGTCGGCCCAGACAGGTCACGATACGGCCAGAAAAAAAGCGATATATCTGGGGAGTCAGACAAAAAGAACTGGGTCAAGCGGGTGCGGGTGGTTCAAGACCCGGTGTTTAACCCTACTGGTCAGGAGTTGTTAGGAGTAAAGGTTGACGGCCAGCAGTACTACGTCTTCTTCCAGAATCCCGAACTTCGCAAGGCGGCAATAAACCTTGACGCCCAGAGCGTCGGATATTTGGTGGAGAAATTGAACGGGTTTACCCGCTTCATGTCATACGTCAACACCAGCCTCAACCCAGAATTTGTCATGGGTAACTTCCCTCGCGACATCGAAACAGCGATCTTCAACATAGTTGGGGAGCAGACGATGGAGGGCGGGAAGGCGCTGGACGCGAAGGGCATCATTGGTCAGGTTCTGAAAAATACGATCCCGTCCGTCCGCACTTTCTATAAAGGATTTCGCAACCCAGACAGCCTGTCAGCCGAGGACGCCACCAACTTCCGCGAGTTCATCACCTCTGGAACCAAAACAGACTGGTTCCACTCCCAGCCGCCAGAACAGCAAAAGAAAAACCTTGAGATGATGGCCGAGATGGCTAGGGGCACGTTCAAGGGGGGCGCCGCACAAGGGTTCAAAGCGGTCAAGGACTTTGTAGATGACAGCAATAACGCCGTTGAAAATGGCGTGCGATTAGCCACATTTGTCGCCGCAAGGGATGCCATGATCAAGAGCGGCATGTCACGCTCGGACGCCATACAGCAGGCTTCTACGCTTGCGAAAAACCTAACCGTCAACTTCAATAGAAAGGGCAACTCTGGTCAACTGCTGAACGGCTTGTATCTCTTCTTCAACGCCTCAGTGCAGGGCACCGTCAACACAATGCGCGGCTTGAATGTGTTTGACCCCAACTCATCAAGGACAAAGCAGGCTGTTGTGGGTTCCATCATGGGGTTTGGCGCACTCACGACGGCGATTGCCAACGCCCTGATGGGCGAGGATGAGTTTGAGAGAATACCTGACTACATCAGGGATCGAAACATCATTATCCCAGACGCGCTGTGGGGCGGAAATCCAGAGACATACTCAACCATCCCCTTGCCATACGGTTACAACGTGTTCTGGAATCTGGGGGAGAACGCCTACCTTGTCTCTGCTGGGCAGGTGTCGCCAGAGAATGCGGCGGTCAGGGCAACCAACGTCTTTCTTGGATCATTCAACCCGCTCGGGACGTCCACCAGCGAAACGTACCTTGGCTCACTGGCCAAGACCGGAACGCCGCAGTTTCTCAAGCCCGTTCTTGAGCTGGTAATGAATGAAAACTATTTTGGCTCTCCCATTTATCCCCCAGACAGTCCGTTCGGCGGTGGAGACGACCCGCTGTCACGTCGCTCTTTTTCTAACACCTCACAAGTCTGGAAGAGCATTGCAGAAACAGTCGGCACGCTGACTGGCGGCAACGAGTCCGAACCGGGGCTTATTGAAATGCCCCCGGACGCCCTGAGCTATCTACTGTCTTTCTACGGCGGAGGCGCAGGATCGTTTGCTGAAAGGACGTTCTTCAAGGTGCCAGATGCGCTGATGGACCCGACGCGGGACTTAGAGGTCAGGGATATCCCCTTTGTTCGCAGGATACGCGGCGAGGTGGACAATCGCGTGGACAGCGAGTCATTCTACGAGCGGCGAGAAACGCTACAGAGAAAAGACAGGCAGGCGAATGACAGGCTGACGGGCGCAGAGCGTATCGCCTACATCAAGGAGAATCAGGATTACATAAAGATGCTCCCCATGCTTCAAGGAACAGAAAAGACGTTACGAGCATTGCGCAAGTCACTGAGGAACCTTGACAAATTGCAGAATGTGAGTCCCCAAAGAGCGCTTGAAATTGCCGAGCAAAAGCGGAAAATACAGGAACGTATCGATAAGACGATCGAGCGCTTCAACAAGCGGTACGATGAGGTAGTAGGAAAAACAAAATAACATTCTAGCTGGGGGCAATGAATGCAATTAGGAAAGTTTGCCGAGAGCAAGGCTCAGGCCGAAGTTGCGGCTCTGCTGGACAGCGGCCTCACAAAAAAAGAAGCGGCTCATAGGCTGGGCATTGGAGAGCGCAATGTCTATCGCACCGTAACTCGCATTAAGGCAAACGCGGCGCGGCGAGGTTACAGCCCAGAACACGACATGACGCATGTTGTGCCCGAGGGGTACAAGGTCAAGGGCGTATCCACTTACTACAACGAAGACGGCAAGCCCACCGGCCAATGGGTTAAGTCTGCGACCGACGAAAGACAGCGAGTCGAGTCCATACTCCGCGCGATAGAGGACTCCTCTAAGGCACTCCCCGCATTCAAGCCGGTAAAACCGCCAAAACAGGCAGACGAAGACCTAGCCTCCCTCCTTACTATCACCGATTTCCATCTCGGCATGCGTGCTTGGCGTGCCAGTGACGGCGAAGATTGGGACGTCAAGATTGCGCGTGACGTGTTTCTGAACGCTATTCATGACATGTTGCAGGGAAGCCCCAAGTCCGGTACAGGGATACTCAACCAGCTTGGCGACTTCTTCCATTGGGATGGCCTGATCCCGGTCACCCCTACCTCACAACATGTTCTGATTGGCACCGACGACCGATACAGCAAACTTGTTGAGATGACCATCGCCATCATGGATGAAGCGGTCAAAATGATGCTGGGCAAGTTCGGCAGGGTGATGATTGTCCAAGCCGAAGGCAATCATGATCTGTCCTCCAGCGTATGGATGCGCAAGTACATGAAGCACCGCTTCCGTGATGAGCCGAGAGTCGAGGTAATCGACAACGAGTTCCCTTACTACGCCTACCTACACGGCCAGACCATGCTTGGTTTCCACCACGGCCACAAGATGCGCATGGCCAACCTGCAAAAACTGTTTGCGGCAGAGCCTCGGTTCCGTGAGATGTGGGGGAAAGCGAAGCACTGCTACATTCATTGCGGCCACCTGCACCATGAGCGAGTTCTGGATGACGCAGGCGCCACGATTGAGCAACATCCCACGCTCTCGGCCCGTGACCACTACAGTAGCTCACACGGCTATATCAGCCAGCGTGGTGCAAAGGTAATTACATATGACAAGTTGGATGGAGAAATACACCGAGTCACAGTGAGGCCGAGGTATGACAAAGATTCTTGAGTTCAAGCGCCCGATGGCGTGGGAGTCAGCGCAGGAAATGGCTGAGGCATTTGCAGAAAGGTTAAGTGACAACGATGACGGATTGGCTGAAAGTCTTTACAGCGCAGTAATCATGTACCGCCTCAAAGATGGCAGTATTGCCTTTGAATGTAGCGACAACGCGAACGCCCTTGACGTGGGGATGATGGCCTCAGCCGTTCACATTGCCTGCCTATATGAGCTGGGGGCGGTTAACTCAGAGGAGGAGGTTCTGCACTAGCCTCTGGGAAGAATAAAGCAACCGCCGACATAAACAAGACAATAACCACAGCCCAGACATACTCTGGCACCCCCTCCTCCCGCAACTTCTTCTTGCACGACTCGCACAACGCATCCGATATCGGAATGCCTGACTTGTTGCAGACGTAACAATGCCTCACTGGGAATGCCTCCTCTCCATTAAATGGCGCCAAAGCCATTCTATCGGCTTTAGGTCGCGGGACTCCATAACCAGTCTTTCACCATAACCAAAATCATGCGTCTTTGCCTGAGCATGAAACAGCTTCTTGCCTACCGCGCCCCAGATACGCATTGCGGCTGGGTCATCTGTCTTGCTGACCAGCACCGCGCAGTCCGCCTTAAACTTCTCCATGTTGTCAAAGATAAGCGGGCCTCCGTACTTGTTTGTGAATTTCACGTCGATTGAAATATCATCAAACCAGAGGTCAACGCCACCGTCAGTCAGCACATTAACTTCTGGCAAGTCAGTACCAAGAACCCTCGCAACGGCAAACTCAGCCTTGAATCCGTATATGTTTGCCTCAACCCGAGACTGACGCTCATTCTCCAGTCTAGGCGGGAAGCCCTGCATCTCGCACAGCTTCACCGTGTCGGCGCCCATCAACTCAGAGGCATGGACATCCTTTTTACTGAGACGAACAAGCATTTATAGCCCGTTCATCTCCGCTAGCTTGTTCTGAGCCTTTTTCAAGTCCTCAATCGCCGCCTCAATAATATCCAGACTGTCCGCGTTCATATTGGATATGTCTGCTATCCTCTTGATGGCCTTGTCCAACTCCTCCAGCCTGTCCAATACCGCAGTTACTGCCTGCTCTGCCATATCTCCCTCCAACTCTACTTTGATTCTGGTCACGCCATACCCTCTTCTGCCGGCGGTATGTAATATCCAATCTCTGCGGCGACACGACATAGCGTTTCTATTAGGTCTGAATAGTCACCTCTAGAGGCGTCACCTGAACGCTTGACCGGCCTTCTTCTCATGCCAAACTTGGTCGCATGTTCTGTTGAGCCATAGCATTGGCACAGCATTTCCTCATGCATTTCGTCTGGCGTCATGCCGCAGAACCGAGCAAACTCGGCGCAATACTTGCGGTAGTAATTTTCCTGCGGTCGCGTGCGCTCACTCCGTAGCGGCTTGATTTCAATGGTGACACCGTATGGTGCCTGCTTGTTGGTGGCGATCAATTCCTTTACGGCATCCGGAAATGCCGACGAAAGATACTGGAACACGTTCATCAACTGGATGGACTTAGTTCGCGGGATGTGCAACTGCATCTGCGGTCTCCTTCTCTTGGTACGGGCGGTAAAAATAGAGGGGGCAATTTGGCGCGGTACAGTTCCTTATGCTTTCGCGGAACCCCGGCTCAATGTGGTCCTTTGTACACCCCATGCAGTGGGCGCACATCGCTTTAATGGCCCTCTGCCTTGTGCGCTTTCTTTCATACTGAATTAGCGGGTTGTAAGTGGTCATGGTTTGTGTCCCTTGATTTCGATGATCTCCTGCGCAACACGGCGCACCAATGTCTGAATTATCAGGAATAAGAACTGCTCACTGAGATCGATCTTTTTGTCGAACGATGACCCATCAAAGGCCACGTCGAATTTATAATGACATCTTGAGCACAGATCAGCGATGCAAAGGTCATGCGGCTTGTGGCCCGTACCTTTCCCAAACCTGTGCGACCTCATTCCGGTGTAGTGTGCGGCAACCACGGTGCCATCAGCGGCACCGCAGTTAACACATGACTGGCCCTTGGCCCCGTCAAGCAGTTTCTTTGACCTAATCAAAACGGAATATCATCCTCTGGCACCAGAATGGGCTGGGGCTTCGGGGGAGGTGCAGTCTCCTCTCCATCCCAGAATACCTCGCCAGTCACATACTGGTATGGCTGGCCGGTGTCTTGCGCTTTGCGGGTCCATGACGCCAGCTTGATCTTGGGCGTCTCACCCTTCTTGGCCATCGCCACCAAACCCTTTAACTGCTCGCGAGTCAGGTCAACCTTGCCCGTCATGTCGGGGTGGTTCTGCGCCTTCTTGTCTTTATTCGGCCAAAGACCGCCTTCGCTTTTGTGGTACTTACTCATTTCTTTCTCCCTTAAAATGGCTGAGGGCAAAAGCCGTAGCCAGATGTTGTTGTGTAGTGAGACGAACTGCCGATCCCACACTTCCACTGGCAAACGACCTGACCGTTTACCCCCTGTTGCTGAGACACCTTACTCCAAAGGTGCGCATGCCCCAGCGCAGATGCTGACAAAAACAGCGCCACGATGACGCCAACAGAACGTAACTTACTCATTGGTTCCCTCCTTTTGGGTCTTGAGTTGTTGCCGTAGAGCAGTGAAGTGGCCCTTCAGTTGCTCGTAGTGCTCGTTGTAGTTTTGATCCAGCAGATCGATTACCTGCTTGTTCTGTTTCCAGAAGTCGATCAGGTCTTGCTCTGTCCCTGTTGCGAACGTGTCAGCAGTACTCATCATGAACGCCAGCACGTTATCCGCTTCTTCTTCAGACCCGATATGATTCTCGGCAGGCTGTTCGGCAACCTCCTGCTTGATCGGCGTCACCTTCTGCGCCGGCTCCCTCGCCTTGGCCGGCTTCTTCTCTGGCTTCGGCTCTGATGGCGGCTCATCGTCTGGCGGCAGGTCTTCGCCAGCATAGATATAGTGTCCTAGCCCAAACATGCCGATGCATTTGGTCAAGCAACGCATGCGGGTGTCTGACACCTTGCGTATGTCTGGGTTTTGGATGGCCTGATTCTTGTAGTCCATCACCGGCAACCACATTGTTCGCTCTAGCTCGCCGATCTTGACTCTGCACCAGACCTCGCAGAATCCCTGCGCGTCCCGTTGCTCATTGAAGAACTCATAGGTCGCATCAGGATAATGCTCCATCAAGATGCCCCAAGCCCACGCCCAAGACAGGTAACTGAGACCGTTCTTGCTTTTTTTGTGCTCGTTGCAATCGACCTTCGACAGCGTCTCCCAGACCGACTCGTATGTCGGTTCAGAGGAGGTAGTTTTTTTTGTGCTCATTGCTCACTCCTAGTGTTTTCCAGACTTCGTTTGGCTTCATCTTGTAGAATTCCGCGGCTCCGATGTTGCCGATGTGTTTATCGTTAAGATAAAACGCCAGCGTGTTGCCGTGGATGACTATCTGTAACTTGTTTCTTGATTGTTGCATCATGCCAACAACCTTGAGGTAAAAGTCAGGGTCTTGTTGAATCATGCGGCCCTCCATTGGTCGCACCACTCAGCAACACGGCACCAATTATCTTCGCATCTGGTGTACCGTCCCTCTCTCGTCTCAACGATCAAATCATCCTTTCCTTCTGCGTATTCACGCGCCTGCTCCATTGAGTCAAACACCCTTAACGCTCGTTTGTTGCCGTCTTTCTTTACAGCGAACTGGTCAGGTTTTTTCCAGCGCTCCTCATCAGAGCACAGGGGTAGTGGCTCGCCGGTTAGCCGCAGGAATTCCGCTTCGTCGTGCAGGCGGACCCGTTCGCGGACATAGCTATCCCTGTCTTGTTTGCTCCAGAGCGGGATATCCACGATCACGATTGGCGCTTTCGGGTAGTTGGCCTCGCCGGCCTTGCTTCGTTGCCAGTCCCGCAGGACCGCCACGATATTGAGCGCTGACACCTCTGCGTCATGATTCTGCTCGACCAGCCAAGCGTAAAAGTTAAGTTGCTTGTCCCACTCCTTTTTGCCGTAGATGACCGACCAGACTGACGTACACTTGTAGTCGAGAATGGTGACCGTGCCATCTGCCTCGGAGCGTTGCAGGTCGATGGCGCCACTGATAAGCCAGTTATCGATCTCTGCAAACAACCTTTCCTCAACGACGTGGCCGTCCGGTTGATGGCGTTCAAACATGTTATGGACTGCGGTGCCAAGCACAGACCAGACCATGTCGGATGCGTCCTCTTCTATAACTGCATCATGCTCGGCCTTGAGAATGCGCACACGCGGAGAGTCGATCAACTGCGTAACAGATCGATTGCTGTTGCCACGGCTGTAATCGCTGTGGGTTAGCGCCTGATAAACAGGCTCCGGTAGGTTTGTGTGGTTAGTTATTCTCACTGGATTCTGAACACCCGCATCTGGTCGCCGTCACGCACCACGCTGAATTTCTTCGGAGGGTTGCGCCTTTGGAACCTCACCACCCGTTGGCGTAACGCTTGGACAAGTCGGGCGTCTTCTGACATAACTGGGGCGAGGAATGATTCGTTGATCTCCATCTCCGAAAATGGTAACTCTGGCAAGCGGGTGCGTTGCGGGATTGGAATGTTCCGTTCGATCTTGATCATACTGCTCTCTCTCTTCAGCTTCTTGAAGTTGGTAGACGTAGCGTCCCATTTTGCTCATACAGCGGTCCTCGTTTTGAACCAGTCGAAATGATAATAGGGGGAAGAAAGGAATGTCAAACAATATTGTAGAAATGGTGATCTATGGCGAGCCGTGTAGCAAAGCAAATAGCCGTAGACTTGTTAAGAGCAAGAGCGGACGACCCCTGTTCATCAAATCACAGAAAGCGCTCGATTATGTCAAGTCATTTGAAAAGCAATGCAGAAAAATTGAGCCGCCAGTCGAGAAAGATGTAGCCGTTCGGATCGTAATATTTTATGCTAGCAGACGGCCTGATCTTGACGAATCACTGATACTGGACTGCATGCAGGGTCCAATATACAAGAACGATAGGCAGGTCAAAGAAAAGCACATAATCTGGGGAGGGGTTGACAAAGACAACCCGAGGGCAGAAATCAATGTCCGGTATTTACAAGACGGTCTACAGCAAGGTGATATTTCAAGCGATTCGTGATCTCGTTGGCTCACAGCCGCAAGAAAAAGAAGACGCCGTCAAGTATTTGCAATCCCCAGCATTCCTGTCGCACTGTGAAATAGCGGGTTTCCCGTCTGGCTTGCAGGACGCCTTGGATGAGATGTTATTGCTCAGTCGCACCGAGCAGAAAGTTGTCGCCAGAATGGTGATGGAAGAGCTGACATCTTGTGCATAAAAAAGCCCCCGATGGGCGGGGGCGAGACTCAAGGGAGGTTCACCACTAGTACTGTTCTAGTCTAGTACATTACTAATTATATATAAATAGTAATGTTCTAAGCTGGTACTGTTCTAGTCTAGGACAGTTCTAGGGTCTACTCATATCACAAAAAAAGGGGGTAGGCAACCGCTATGACCGCTTTGAACGACTACGTTCTTGGCCATAGTCAGGACGCCCGAGTAAGGTGTCCCGAGTGTGGCGACCAGCGCAAAAAGAAAAATCAGAAAACATTTTCAATCACGATCAAGCCCGATCACACCCTGTACCACTGCCACCACTGTGGCCTGTCGGGCGCTGTTCGGCGTGAAAAATTTTACGAGGCTCACATGGAGAAAGTAGTAAAGATACCCACCCAGCTAAACTACAACGTGCAGTTGATACAGGATTTTTTTGGCGTCAGGGGCGTGCCGCTGGATACCCTTGAGGGGTTACCAGCAATGACCACTGGCGAGAAATACTTTCAAGGCGAAATGAAACAGGCGGTCGGCTTCATCTACGGGCCGAGAGAAAACCCCACCGCAATCAAGTGGCGATCCGTGGAAGGGAAGGGATTTCTCTGCGACGGCGCACCAAGATCGTTCTACGGTATCGAAAACGTGGAAGATACCGACGAGGATTTGACGATAGTCGAGGGGGAGTGTGATGTCATTGCCTTGGCTAGCGTTGGAATTAAGGCCGTATCTTGCCCCAACGGCGCACCTGCAAAGGTCAGCCAAAATCGGGTCTCTCCGGAGGAGGACAATAAGTTCTCGTATATCTGGGAGGAAAGGGAGCGTCTGGAGCGCGTCAAGCGGGTTATTCTGGCGACCGACAACGATCAGGCAGGCGAGGCGCTGGCAGAGGAAATCGCCCGTCGAGTGGGACGGGCCAAGTGCTGGCGGGTCAAGTTTCCCGAGGGCACGAAGGACGCAAACGATGCTGTTGACAAGTTAGGAGCAGATGAAACGCGCCGGATCTTCGATAGCCCTGAGCCAGTTCCGCTGTCCGGAGTCTATGGTGCGTCGGAATATCTAAATGACATCAAAGACATCTACGCCAACGGCCACGGAAGAGGGGCCAGTACCGGGTATCACGCTATAGACGAGTTGTTCACAATAGCGGAGGGACAGCTATCTATCGTTACCGGCATGCCCAGTTCGGGCAAGTCTGAGTTCATTGACCAGATCATGATTAATCTGGCACAGCGCGAGTCATGGAAGTTTGCCGTGTGCTCGTTTGAGAACCCACCGCACATGCACATTGCCAAGCTGGCAGAGAAGGTGTCGGGAAAGGGTTTCTATGACGGTCTGGGGCCGCGAATGACTGAGAGTGAGCTGGATGAGGCGGTCGAGTTTATCAACAACCATTTCGTCTTTCTGGAGTCAAAAGACGGGGGCATGAGCACCATTGAAAGCGTGATTGAGCGCACTAAGCAGGCTGTGATGCGGCTGGGCGTGCGCGGTCTCGTGATTGACCCCTACAACTACATCGAGCAAGTCGGCTCAGAAGAGCATAACAGCATCAGCCAGATGCTGAGTCGGATCACGGCTTTTGCCAAAGCCCACGGCATCCATGTCTGGTTTGTCGCCCACCCACAGAAAATGTATCCCCGAGAAGATGGGAGCTATGCAGTGCCCAAGGGCATGAACATCTCCGGTTCTGCGGCATGGTTCGCAAAAGCCGATCTGGGGATTACCGTCCACCGAGGCGATGACTGCGTCGAAATCCATTGCTGGAAATCTAGATTCAAGTGGACGGGCCAGCAGGGGATGGCTTGTCTTACATATGAGCTGTCAAATGGAAGATACAGGGACTACGCTCCGCCGGCAGAAATCAGGACGATCAAGGGAGTTGACCGGAGTTGGGAGGACTTTGATGAGTTCTAGTTTTTACAGTATCGCGCAGGCTGAAAGCCTTGCGGTTACTGGGTTTGATCAGTTTGATCAGTTTTTCACACGCCCCGAAAAGCCTACTCCTAACAAGTTACCAGTAGTGTTTTATTATCCGGGGACAAATTCGCGCTCCGGGGAGATGGTTTATGTCTGACAAGTCACACACAGACCTCGGCACGAAGGAAATCTACAAACGCCACGCAGTGATGGTCGAGGGCGGCAACATGCCCCGCGCCAAGGTCATGGATCAGTGTCTGGTTGACCGATACCTGATGGACGGATTGTTGACGCTTCCCCAGCACCAAGCGGCAGAGTATGTCATGGCGCAGGCTTCGCAGGCTGGAATGTACACAAGGGCGCTTAACTTTGAGCCGTCTTCTGGGGAGCGTGCCAAGGACACAATGGCAAACGAATCGCTCATGCGCTACGGGCGCACGCTGGATTTAATTGGGAGGCGGTATGGGCCGTATCACAAGTATCTGGTGGAGGAGGTTGTGCTACATGACTGGGATGTTTCAGATGACGCCAAGAAAATGGGCGTGCTGAAAGAGGGGCTGGACTGGATATCGGAAAGGCGTCTGGCTGGCGGCAGGAATCCGCTGAGGAGATTGAAGGGTGAGTAGCTTTGACGAGCAGGTAGGCGGGGATCATTACAAGCGGTTCAAGATACAGCCGCTGGAGTATGCGCTGGAGAATGGTCTGGGGATTTGCGAGCACGCCGTGATTAAGTATGTGACTCGGTGGCGTGACAAGGGCGGTGCTGATGACTTGCTAAAGGCAAGACACTACATCGATCTTTTGCTGGAGTTTGAGGGCAAGGGGGGGGTGTAAAAACTGGAAAACTGGAAAACTGGAAAAACTGGAGAGGGGTGCGGTGGATAGCGTTTTTGCCAATCACTTTGCGTGTAGCCCCCTGACAAAAATACTTTGCCGACGCCACCGCTCGCCGTTAGGAGTGTGGGGCTAACTCAGTCTAGCACCAGTTCGCTTTTTCCGTAAAGCCGCTGGGCAACGAATTATCTCAATGGATGGAGAGTCT